CACCCGCTAGTGCGTTTTTTTGCTGGTAATTGTCTTCGCTCGAGACAATTGCAAGTCATACGGCATCTGCATTATGTACCGTCTTCAAGCGCACAGGTAGTTCCTCGAGGTGGTAGTGTATTCATTTACACACTGTTAAGAGGGTGTAGTCCTCCGAGTAGGCAAGTTGGAGGACCGCTAACGTATTACTCATCGCCCTAGAACTGAGTGAGAACGTGCCGATCTGGAATTCAAACGCCAGAAAGGTGGAACGACTGCCTGCCTGTCGTCAGTGGTCACACGTAGTGACCAAGGTGGGAGCAGATGTGTGGACCAGTCTCTTCGGAAATACCGGAGGTATGACGTCAACAAAGAGCACATCGGGGGGAAGGCACCGACCCCAAACTAGCGAGCGGGCCGAAAACGAAACCGAGGGGATGACACCGACCTCAAACATGCAAACGGGTCAAAACATAAAACAAAAAGATGACATCTCTCAGTCACACCAAAAAAATATAAAAATACTTAAAATACAAAAAACACAAAAAACTGAAAACGAAGAAAAAGAAAAAATAGTAGACGGTGGAAGTATCGGAACAGATAATGTAGTGAAGAGTGGGAGCGGGAAAAGTCAGGTTAGCGAGCATGGATCAGCCAATCGGACAGCCAGAAACAGTCCAAACAACAACCCAAGCGACGGCGTTACAATAAACAACGCTAATGCCAACGGTAGTGAGGACACTGTATGCTCTGGTTTGTCCGGCGTGGCACAACTCGAAACCAACCCCGTAGACCAACCGAGAGATGAGACCATCACTGACGATAAAAAGAACGTGAGTGATGGAGAACAAACTAGTGAATACAAAGATGCGCAGGCAGCATACTCAGAGGCGCTCGAGTCATTGGATCCACATACCCAAACGTCAAGGACGAGTTTGTTTGTGGCCCCTGATTTCGAGCCAGGCCGTGTGCCCACACTGTACACACTGGCGAACTTAGGAGCACTTCTTGTGGATATGCCACTGACGGGAGTTCTCGATGAGACAGAGCATGGACAAGGGACCACATTCCGGATTTCATACAGGTGGTCGGATGGGCATGCAACACGGGACGTCAGAGAAACGCTCTTGTCCGAAGAACTGCAGGCGACCTTCTTCTCAAAAGAAGAATACTCAGCACTCTACAGCTCGACGCCTCTGATGATGTACGAGTGCGACGTAGAACCCCAGTTCCTAGAAGCATTAACCACACCGACCGACAGAGTCAAGATGGTCAAAACCATCAATGCCATGTTTGGAGGTAGGGATGATCACGCAGCTTACCAATTACTAACCGGATATGGCAGTTTGGTGAATGCAGGCGACAACCATCTTGCAATACTTATGAATATGTGCAGATATTACATTAGTACGCTCTGCGGCGAAGCGTACAGTGTGAAACCAGACATGTCAAGGAAATCGGGGCGTAGGCACTTCGTCCACGCACCAGATGCAATGACATTGATGACCAACCTCGTGGACAGTGACGCACCAGTGGTCAGCCACCTTGATAACCCTGATTACTTACACTTCATGGTAACGGTCAGTCAAGCAGGCAAGAGCAGGTACCCGCATAAATTAGAAGACAGGAAGACAACAGATATTTATTCTAAAATCGACTTCCAATGGCAGAAAGAAATGACAGTAGTGAGTCAATTCCACCACAATCTGCGGGGCTACGAACCAAAGTGGCCGGAGAACAAATATTTGATCAAGGGGTACATTGAAAACTACGCTAGGAAAGTAGGTCTAGTCCAACAACTATCAGAAGCATTTAAGATGACATTCATTCTGCCGCATCTATTGCAACGAGGTTACATTCTAACGATTCCAGAACCAGTACACACCAGTGACCTCTTTCACTTCTTCATGGTTCAGCACCCAAAACCAACAATACTGTCAGACTTTGTAGACTACGCACCATTTCGGGGTCTATTAGGCGCAAGCATGAGTGAATCGTTGATTGAAGAAGCAATAAACACCTTCGTGGAAGGTGCACTATACGACCGAGACAGAAGAGAACCTGGACCTGGTGTCGTTAATAGACTCATTAACATGCTCAACGCTACGTGGTCAAGATCGCAGTATGCCATGATCAACCTGGTCTCTAACATCACTGGGATGGATTACAGCTTCTTACGACACTTGAATGGTGCGATGGCCCTATTCGAACGTGCCTTAGATCGGGTGGCCACGAGACATGCAAGTACTCTATACAAATTACTGATTGCAAGACCGGTATTAGGGAGTGCTGCATGGGCAATCAGGCATGGGCAAGTTATGGTAAGTGAAAATATACAATCCTACACATCCAGAATACCGTATGAGTTGGCATGGACATTAAAGCACTTGAAGTTTGATAGTGACGACACCTTGATCACAAACACCTGGGATGACATACTATGGCGTGATTGTACCAGACTCGATTTGAGACTGAGTGCGAAGAAGCGCCTGCACTACTTCTGTCTGAAGGAGAAAACTTGCAGACTATACCTCGAAATGATCGACTTCAGTAATAGGCCCACGTTCACGTTGGAAGAAGTAGACGGCAGTGTACAAGACATTATCGCTAAGCACCTGTCGTTGATCAGATCGATGCGTGCAGTAGGCACCCAGGCTACTAAGATTGTAAAGGACAAAAAA